GATGGAGAAATCGTGTTTGGACAAACCGGTGCAAATTACAAAATATACGTTTGGTTAGGTGGAGCCTGGAGATCTGGATCTTTGTCTTAACATATTTATTAGAAACACTTATTATTATAGAAATAAAATCATGGCTTTAATTATCACACCAACCCCCGACCAAAAGATTCATGTGCAAGGCACCGCAATTGAATTATCAAGTGTTTACAACCGTCTAGAATTTGGATGCCGTCCAAACGGTGTATCAATGGAAATAACATTTTACACATATGCTGATAAAGCTGCATTTGACGCAGGAAATTCTGTACCAACTGATATTCCAACTAGTAATCTAAATAAAGATATAGATCCAGTAACTCAAATTCAAGGATTAACGGCAGCACACGAATTAGCAAAAGCCTACTATGAAGGTTTAGGATACATAGTAACAATAGATTTGGTTTGATTCCTCACATAAATTCATTATAATAAAACAAAGGTTACAATGACAAAGAAATTAGACAAAGAGCATCTAGATGCAATTCAAGAATTAAGATCAAAATTTGCACAAAATGCTAGCATACTCGGATCTGTTACGATAGAAGAATATGCCGTAACGTATCAACTTAAAGAGATTGAAACTGAGAAACAAAGACTAATTGCCCAGTTCCAAGAACTAAGAACAGAAGAGTCTGAACTATTAACTCGATTAAAAGATCGTTATGGTGATGGTCAAATCAATATCGAAGATGGAACATTCACTGCTGCGGAATAAGTTTTGACCAGTTTACCGCATATTTATAATAAAAAAACATAGGAGTATATTAATGGCAGAAAGAATAGTTTCTCCCGGCGTATTTACGAACGAAGTAGATCAATCGTTTTTAGCAGGAGGCGTTGCCCAAATTGGAGCAGCAATCGTAGGATCAACAGTGAAAGGTCCTGCACTAATACCAACCCAAGTAACATCATTTGGCGAATTTACATCAATATTTGGATCATACACAACTGATTCATATGTACCATTCGTTGTTAATGATTACTTTAATCAAGGTGGTAATGTAATGACAGTAACCCGTTTACTGTATGAAGATGGATACAAATTAACATCTGGAGCTTTAGCGGTTATTGCAAAGTCAGGATCTGTACAAGTAGTAACACATTTACTACATCCATCTCAACCAGTAACAACAGACGGAGCAACTGCAGTATTAGCAGATTCAGTATTATTAGATGCCGGCTCCGGTTCATTTGCAATTAAATTATCCGGCTCATATTCTGCAGCACAAGATGACGCAATTGGATTTAGTGGAGCTTTCTTGGTAGCAAACGGCGTTGCTATATCTAGTTCAATTGTAGCATCAAGCAATAAGTATGTAAACAAAGTATTTGGTTTATCTCCTAAGACAGTAGATTACCCAGTATATGTTCAATATGAAAATGCCGGAGCATCAAGTTTATTTAATAACCTAGGCAATGTATCAATGTCTTTAGCTGTATTAAGTAACTATGCATTCCTTCAAGATTATAATACCGCAGGAACACCATGGATTACTTCACAGAAAATTGGAAGTGTTACCAAAAACTTATTTCAATTCTATACACTGTCTCATGGCACATCAGTTAATGCCGAGGTTAAGGTAGGTATCCGGGATATACGTCCAGCAACAGAAGTATCTGACCCAAATGGTTATGGTACATTCACGGTTGAGGTACGACGCGTAAACACCGCAAATATAACAAACTCACCATATTTATCTCAAGACACAGATGCAACTCCGGATATTATTGAAACATTTTTAAATGTAAACCTAGATCCAGATTCTCCAAAATATATTTCCAGAGTAATTGGTGATCGTTATCAAACAGTAACAGATGCTGGAGATATTGTAGTTAATGGAGATTATCCAAATCTATCTAATTTTATTCGTGTTAGCGTAGATACTGGAGTATCAACTAAAACTAATACTAAAACATTGGTACCATTTGGTTTCCGGGCAGTATCTAGTCCAATGCCTAATGCATCTGGAAGTTTAAACTTGACAGCAACTGCATATCGCACATCACAAGTTGTAACATCATATAGTAGCAATAACTATTTTGGATTTGATTATACAAATGTTAACAACTTGAATTACCTAGCACCAGTACCAACCTCAGGTTCAACAGTAGGAAGCAATGTTGATTTCTATCTAGGAGATATGCTTCAAGATTCTGGGTCTGGATTCCCAACTCCAACTACCGTATATTCTGGTTCATTAGAAACGGCATTAACAGGTGGAACATTTACAACTAACATTGCTTTTGGTACTCGTAAATTCATGGTACCGTTGCAAGGCGGGTTTGATGGAGCTAAACCAAACATTAAGAAATATAATGGAGCAAACTTAACGGCAACAAATACATTTGGATTTGATTGTAGTGGTGCAACGACTACGGGTACATTGGCTTATAATAAAGCATTTGCATTGTTAGCTAATACTGATTACTATGATATGAATATGTTGGTAATACCAGGTATCATTGATAGTTTGCACCCAGTAGTAACATCAGCAGCTCGTAACCTATGTCAGCAACGTCAAGATACATTCTATGTAATGGATTCAAATGCATTAAAAGATAGTATTAATACCGTAGTAAATCAAGTAACAACTCTAGATAGTAATTATGCTGCAACTTATTGGCCTTGGGTCAGAGTTATTAATCCAGCAACTAATACACCAACATGGGTTCCGCCATCAGTAGTAGTTCCAGGAGTATTAGCATTCAATGATTCCGTTGCAGCACCATGGTATGCACCAGCAGGTTTAACTAGAGGTGGATTAACATCAGTATCATCAACATATCAATCACTATCACAAGCAAATCGCGATACCTTGTATGAAGCTCGTGTTAATCCTATTGCAAACTTCCCTAATGATGGAGTAGTAATTTGGGGTCAAAAGACACTACAAGCTAGACCTAGTGCATTGGATCGTGTCAATGTGCGTCGTTTGTTGATTACCGTTAAGAAATTTATTGCATCAGCAACTCGTTACTTAGTATTTGAACAAAACACAACTGCAACTAGAACAAGATTCTTGTCGATTGTGAATCCTTATCTAGAACAAGTAAGAACACAGCAAGGTTTATCTGCATTTAAGGTGGTGATGGATTCAACAAATAATACATCGGATTTAATTGATCAAAATATATTATATGGTCAATTATTCCTTCAACCGACTCGTACGGCTGAATTTATTATATTGGATTTCAATATTCAACCAACTGGGGCAAGTTTCCCTCAATAAAATTACAATTAATTAAATAAAAGGGTAGGACTTCGGTTCTACCTTTTTTACTTTGCTGATATTTATATAAAAATACAAGGACTATGAAATGGCATTAGAAGATCAATTGAACCCAGCATTAAATTATTATAGTGAAAATGATATGTTTGGAGTTTCTACTAGTTGGGAACCAAAAAAACAACATCAATTTATTATGTCTATAAATGATATACCAGCATTTTTAATAAAATCATCAGCAAAACCATCGTTTACAAACGGAGAAATTGCATTAGATCATATTAATACTCAACGCTATGTTAAAGGTAAATCTGTATGGAATTCAATCGCAGTTACACTGTATGATGCAATTGTACCATCGGGGGCTCAATCAGTAATGGAATGGATGAGACTACATCACGAATCAGCAACAGGTCGTGATGGATATTCTACATTTTATAAAAAACAAGTAACACTACATCAATTGTCTCCCCTAGGGGAAGTTGTTGAGGAATGGAAATTAAATGGAGCTTATATCTTAGATTCTAATTTTGGTTCATTAGATTGGTCAACAGAAGATGTTGTAATGATTGAAATGACATTAAGATATGATTGGGCATTGTTAAATTTCTAATCAAACCACTATATAATAGTAAATGGGGGCTTATTGCCCCTTTTTTACTGTACGCATATTTATATTAAATAGAAATAAAGTTATAAAGGAAAGTATGTCGAAGTTAACAGACCGCGTAGATAATCAGAATATTATCAATTTAGCACGCCAAAATTTTGAAAACAAACAAAGAAGTAAATTACCTACGGTCATTGTAAATTTAGCAAGTCAAGGTAAAATATATCCAGAAACACACCCATTAAGTTCTGGTAAGTTGGAAATGCGATATATGACGGCTTACGATGAAGATGTATTAACTAATGCATCATATATCAGAGAAGGAGTTGTATTCGACAAATTACTTGAAACAATTATAGTTACGGATATCGATGTGGCAGATATCTCACCGGTGGACAAAGATGGCCTACTTATACATGCACGTATATTAGCATATGGGGCAGAATATCCCGTAACAGTTTCAGATCCCGAAACGATGAACGTATTAAAACGCATCGTATCATTAGACAAACTACAAAATAAACCATTCGATCTAGTATCTGATAAAAACGGTGAATTTGATTACCAAGTTAATGAAAAAACACATATTAAGTTTACATGGGTAAAAGATACATCAGATTCTGACAAAATTAGCGATACATTAAAATTAGCAATTCGAGAAGTTAATGGAGATCGAAAATCAGCTACAATTGAAGATTTTGTACGATATGAATTTATGGCAATCGATGCAAAGAAATTCAGAAAATACATGTTGAATAATATGCCAGGCCTGGACATGACATTTGAATTTGAAGGTGAAACTGGGGGCACTTTCAAAGCTAGCTTTCTCGTTGGAACAGACCTTTTTTGGTTTTAAACCAGCAGATCGAGTACGATTACACGATTCTCTTTTTAATTTAATATGGTGGGGTGATGGTCGATGGGACTGGGAAACTGTGTATAATATGCCTATTTTCCTTCGCGATTTTTGGATCAAAAAAATAAATAAAATTATCGGCGCCAAAGAAGAAGCAGCTGAAACAATTAAGCAAGAACAAATAGCCGCTGCAGCACGACCAAAATCCCGTAGATAAATATTTATTAATAAATAAGATCTAACCATGGATACTAACAAACATACTCAATTAATAGCCCGACTTAAACGACAACCTAGACATGGCGCCGGGTTGGGCCCATTATCTAGTGCAATTGATGCTGGCATCGGAGCAGTTACTATTACTCAGACATTAATACCAGCGCTTGAACAACTAGATAATGCATCATCGAACGCAGTGAGGGGTTTAGATTCATTCGTTGGTATGCAGGAATTCCTTAATACCAAATTAATAGAAGGAACTAAAGCTACTTTATATTTAGAAGGCCGTAATAAAGAACTTAATAAGTCATTTGGAATTAATAGTATCACGGCAGGGAAATTTGCAAATTCATTACAATCTGTAGCAAAAACATTAGGTATTAATGGAAAACAAGCCCAACAATATGCAATAAGCCTTAAAAAAATATTGCCAGTAATCGATCAACTAGCAGCAACAGATAATACTCAGTATAAAGGGCTTATGCGAATACAGCAAGTCATGACTACTAATTTAGGCCTAACAGAAGAACAAGCAGCTGCATATACTGGATTTGCTACACAACGAGGAAAAGACGCACAAGAATCGTTAGTAGTTCAATATAATTTATCAAAAGAGATTGATAGTCAAACCGGTATGCTAGGGTCATTTAAACTAATTTCAGAGGGAATTGCTGAAACTGCTGAAGACGTACAATTACAATATGGAAAAATGCCAGGGAATCTAGAATTAGCAATAGTAAAAGCTAGTAAACTAGGATTTAAAATGAGCGATCTTAAAAAAACAGCAGATAATTTATTAAATATTGAATCTAGTATAGGCCAAGAATTAGAATACCAATTATTAAGTGGACGTCGATTAGTTGGTAGTGAAAAAGGCCGAGAAGATTTACGAGGCAAAAGTTTAACTAATGCATATCGCGAAGCTAGTTTGCAAGGAAATGGAGTAAAACAAGCAAATGTATTAAATGCCATCTTAGAACAAGAAGGCAAAACTTTGTCAAACAACTTATTTGCAAGAAAACAAATGTCAGATTTATTGGGTATGGATGAAGCGTCTTTGGCACGAGCATTACAAAAAAAATCTATATTGGAAAGTCTACCAGGTGGAGATTCGTTGTTTGACAAAACTGGAGAGGAACTATTATCAGCAGCAAAATCAATGGGAGCAACTGAAGACCAGATGACTGATTTAATAGATAATCAAGATACTCGAACATATGATCAAAAAATGGTTCAGGAACTGGAAATACTTAATGATGTATTAATAAAAAAATTCGCTCCGGAGCAGGCAGCAAAAGTCGCAGAAACAAGAGCAGCTGCTGGCAAAGCAATGACAAAAATAGCTATTAGTCCAGACGCGATCACAGATGCTCTCGAAGCAGTAGGATTTGCCGGCGGATTAGGGTCAGCAAAACAAGCACAATTAGTCGCAGATGAAACTTTTG